TCAAAAAAAATTATTGTTGAGTCACTTAACTTGGATGATAAAAATAACAAAACTTTTTCATCTAAAAAACAAAATGTCATTTTGAGTGAATCACAATTGGAAAATTTATTAAAAAAACTTAAAAAAGATGAACATAAAAAAACACGTTCTTAACGAAATTAAAAAAAGAAACCAAACTATTAAAGAAGGTATAACTGAGGAAGGTACTCCGGACTCAAAATATTATGCTTTTGATTGGGACGATAACATTTGTTATATGCCAACCAAAATAATGGTTTTGACTGAAAATGAAGAAGAAGTAGGTATGTCAACTGAGGAGTTTGCTGAACATAGACATCAGATTGGTGTTGAACCTTTTTCATTTAAAGGGACGACAGTTGTGGATTATGCACCAAGCCCTTTTAGAAACTTCAAAGAGGAAGGTAATAAGAGATTCATCATTGACTCAATGATTGCAAGCCCTGGACCATCCTGGAATGATTTTGTGGAGTGTATTAATGGTGGTTCCATCTTTGCGATTATAACCGCTAGAGGACATAATCCAGAAACATTAAAAGAAGCGACATACAACTTTATTATTTCAAATCACAACGGAATTAATAAAAACACATTAGTGGAAAATCTAAAAAAATATAGACACTTCGTTGATGATACCGTAAAGGAAAATATTAATTTAAAAGTATCTGATAAGGAGTTGATTGATGAATATTTAGATATGTGTAGATTCCATCCGGTAACTTTTGGTGAAGGTAGTGCTGCAAATCCAGAAGAAGGAAAAATAAAAGCACTTAGATCATTTATTAATTATTGTAAAGATTTGGCTCAAGAAATTGGAAAAAAAGCAATGTTTAAGAATGATGTTGAGAATCACGAAATAATCCCTTTTATTGGTTTTTCAGACGACGACCCAAGAAATATTGAAAAAATGAAAGAATTTTTATCAAGTGAATATGAAAAAAGTCCTGTAAGAACTTATTTAACTAAAGGAGGAGAGAAAAAAGAAGTTTAATATTATTATTAGTTAATTTATATATAAAGGATAATTTTAAAATAATTGAAAGTAAATAGAAAAAAGTTTTAAGATTAAATAAAACTCATTTTAAATAATAAATTTCCACAATCATAAATTTTTCTAATTCCCCTTTCTTCCATAATTTCTGATTCACTTTTATTTTTATCAAAACCCAAACTCACCAACGCATCTTTCCTATATTTAAATCTGGATTCCCTTTTCTTATTAACAATATAATAATAATTCGGAACGGTTTCCTTAACGAAGGTAAATCCCAATTTTTTATATAGGTTACCATCACTCCATCTTTTATCAGCGTAGCTTATTATTTCTTTTGGTAATTGATCCAAAATAAATTTCTTGAGTAGTTTAGATGCACCACCAACAACAATATGATTTAATTTATTACAGAACCGGAGTAACTCATATTCATCGTTTTTACTTTGTTTGAATCCAAGGTTTAGCCGTTTTTTACCAAAAGTCATAATGGATACCAATTCTGAATTATAATAAAGACCCAAGTTAAACTTACTACCAACGGGGCCTTGTATGTGATTTTCAATTAAAAATTGAGTTTTTGTTTTTGTGTCAACGTATTTTATTTCACATTTTCTTGCAAAAATACGTGTTTGAGTTAATCCCAACAATGTTTTAAGTCTACTTTTTACGATAGACGAGTTATATGTCCACTCATCTTCAAAGATATGTACCAACCTTATATTTAATTTATTACAATCCTTAGTTTTATTATAATGGTAATTATTTTCTATAAATTTATCGGAATGCCAAAATAATCCATTAAATTCAATTGCCAAGTTATGTTCCGGAATAAAAATATCCAACTCTTGACCTTTAAGTAATGTTCTGTCACCCTTAATGTATTTAATATTTAATTCATCTAAGAATACACAAATTTGTTTTTCTTTTAATAATTTTAATTCATTTACCGGAATATCCATTAAAACAATTTTTCTTTTTATAAAATCAACAGTACTTAAACTGGTATTTTTTCTAACTCTTTTACGTCTAACATTTGGTAATTTCAGAGGGGACGACACACCGTACTTAATATGATTTGTATTTTTTATTTTTTCTTTTGTTGAATCAAGTTTTGCAATATGATCCACATTATGTTTTTCTATTGTTTTTGTTTTAATGTAATCTTTATCTTTAAAAAGGTTGTCAACGCCGTATTTTTCTAAATGTGTTTTTTTTATTTTATTTTTAATGTCATCAGAACAAATTGGAGCGTTACCTCCATATTTTTCATTATTGGTGTTTTTAATTTTTGTTTTCTGAATTTCATTTTTGTTGGAACATACTTTTGAACAATATACCCCATAACCTTCTTTTAAAGATCTTTTAAATTTTAGTTGAATATTACAGGTCGGACATACTGGTTTGTTTGGTTCTTCATTAATAAAATGCCAGATTTTTTGTATGAAAGGTAAGTCGTTTAATTCGTCGTTGCTGTAATCAATAATTTCAAAATATATTTCTGGATAATTTTTTTTTAAAAAGGACTCTTTAGTTTTGATACCGTTTTTATTATTTTCTATAAAAAAATTAATTAAATCCATTTTTTTTTACTTTACAATATATTTATGAGTAATGTGAATTGTATAATTTACAAATATAAACATAAATATTTAAAAAAACAAGAAAATGGCGGATTTATTAATGAAAATGCCCATACAATACGAACCGAAAAGAAAAAATAGGTTTATATTGAGTTTTGATTCTTCTTTAGGTATCAATTCGTGGTACGTAGAAAGTGCAAGTAGACCAAAAATTACAATAGGATCAAAAGAGATTAAGTTCTTAAACACTGAAACTTATGTTGCTGGTCAATTTAAATGGGACCCAATTACAGTGAAATTAAGAGATCCGATCGGACCATCAGCGGCACAAGCTGTTATGGAATGGGTTCGTTTACACGCCGAATCTGTAACTGGACGTATGGGTTATGCTGCGGGTTACAAAAAGAACGTTGACCTTGAAATGTTGGACCCAACAGGTGTTGCTGTTGAAAAATGGATTTTAGTTGGTTGTCAGATAACTTCCGCTGGATTTGGTGACTTAGGTTACACTGGTGATGATTTGGCCAATATTGATATGACAATTCAACCAGACAGATGTATTTTAGTTTACTAAGATAGTTTTTTTCATATATTATAATTTAACCCACCTCATTGGTGGGTTTTTTGTTTACATTGAATATGTTGGTATTATGTTTTAAACAAAAAGTATTATGGAAGATGAAGTAAAATATGGACAAGATAATTTTTCGTTACCTCACGACGTTATAAGCTTACCTTCAAAGGGTATTTTTTATAAAACAAAAAAAGAAGCCGTTAAGGTTGGGTATTTAACCGCCAATGATGAAAACATATTAATGGCACCAAACGTTAGTAGAGATGGGATAATTTTTTCATTATTGAGACAAAAAATATATGAACCTGGATTTTTAATTGATGAAATGATTGATGCGGACGTACAAGCCGTTTTGATTTTTTTAAGAAACACTGCGTTTGGACCTGAGTATAATTTTACAATCACAGATCCGGCAACCGGTAAAAAGTTTGATGCAACATTATTATTAGATGAAATTAACTACCTTCAACCAAAACATACACCAGATGAAAATGGTTATTTTAGTTTGAAACTACCTAAAAGTAATTCGGACGTAAAATTAAAACTATTAAATATTGGTGAACAAAGGGAAATAGATAAATTAACTGACCAATACCCACAAGGGATGGTGGCTCCGGTAATCACCAAACGTTTGGAAAAACAAATTGTAGAATTAAACGGAACCAACGATAGATTAAAAATTGCACAATTTGTTAATCAATTACCTATATCTGACTCCAAACTTATTCGTAGTTTTATGAACGAATGTGAACCTAAACTAGATCTTGAAAGAAAAATTATGACCCCGTCTGGAGAAGAAGTGATTGTTAACATCACTTTTGGGGTAGAATTTTTTCGGCCTTTCTTCTAACTATAAGACAAGTCAATTAGACGAAATTTATTATTTGGTTAAAATAGCCAACTTTACCTATTCAGATTTGCTCAATATGCCAGTATATGAGAGAAAGTATTTTGTTGAAAAATTAATCAAAGATTTGGAAAAACAATAAATATCATATTTATTTAAAAAAAACTTATGTTTTGGCAGACAGTGAATGAAACCCCCGAATCAGATCCATTGAATTTTTCAAATGTTATTGGGAGTACTGAATTTATTACCAAAATGGGGGAAGCTATTAAATCGGCTTTAGACCCTAGAATCACTGAGAAGTTTTTTTTGAAATTAGAAGAAGATGCTAAAAAAGCTAACGCATCAATATCTAATCAATTTACCGGAAACGTAAAAGTACTTGAAAATTTAATTGTTGGTTTGTATGAAAAAAATATTGAACTTGGATTTCAATATAAAGATACTGCCGACTTTCTATCTTCAATGGCCGGAGAACTAGGTCGTGTTGTACCACTAAGTGAAAAAAATACAGAACAAGCAATCATTTTGGGTAAAGCGATGGGTGTATCCGCCACTGAAATGGGTAAGATGTATGGTAGTTTTGCCAGTATGGGATTATCTCAAGATGTAGCAACCGAAAAACTTACAAAAACTTTTGATACCGCTAGAAAGTATGGTATTGATGCTGGTAAACTAACCAAAACGGTTTCTGAAAATATATTTAAAGCTCAAGCGTATGGTTTTAAAGATGGTATTGATGGTTTAACAAAAATGGCAGCACAAGCCCAAAGACTTGGTATTAGTATGGAAATGGCTCAAAACGCCGCAGAAAAAGCTTTTGATCCGGAAGGTGCGATTGAGATGGCATCTTCAATTCAAATGTTAGGTGGTAATATCGGAGCGTTAGGTGACCCATTTCAATTAATTAATTTGGCACAAAGTGATGTTGGAGAATTACAAAATCAAATAGGTAAAGCGTCAGCGTCTATGGTTGATTTTAACAAAACAACAGGTGAGTTTAGTATTTCTCCAGAAATGAGAAGAAATATGAAAGAAACCGCAACTGCTATGGGTATATCAGCTGACGACTATATGAAATCAGCCATAAAATTCAAAAAAGAACAAGAAATATTTTCAAGAATAAATACCGAAGGTTTTACAGAAGAACAAAAAAATTTAATTGGTGCTTTTGCTGAAATTGGTAAAGGTGGTGAGGTTAAAGTTAGAATTCCAGGTACTGACCAATTACTGGATGTTAACGAATTAAAAGATAACTCAAAGGCAATGAAAGCTTTAGAAAAAGCTCAAGAAGATGCCGGTAAAGATGCAAAACAAGTGGCTTTAGACCAACTAAGTGTATTAAATAATATAAACAATTCATTAAGAGATATTTCTTTGCAAGGTGTTAGATCCGCTTTAGTTAGTAAAGGGGGTGAACTTTCTTTAAAAGACCAAATTATTGAAGCGAATAAAATACGAGCAGAAGAAGAAAAATTCGGCTATGATAAACTAAAAGAAGGTATTGGTAAAGTTGTTGGTGCCGAAATGGAGGCATACGTCACTACAATTCAAACAGTAAATAATACATTGGTTGGTGCTTTAAAAAGCGAAGAACTTAATAAGGGTTTAAATATATTTGTAGAAGCGGCTAAAATTGGTTTTAAAACCATTGAAGGTGCGGTTATAGTGTTAGCTGATGTACTAAAAGGGAAACCAGATGTTGCGTTAGAAGATTTAGAAAAAACAGTTTCAAAAATTAAAGAAGATAGTAAAAAATTATTAGAAAATGCTGGTATGGAACCAGAAAAAATTAAAGAAAAAGTAGATAATCTGGGTGTGGAAATAGACACAAAAAAAATACAAGAGATAACTCCAATTTTAAACGAAACAATACAAAAAGATATAAATGAAATATCTAAAATTGAAACAAAAAAAGAAGAAAAAATTAATACTCTTAAAATAGAAGGTTCAACTGATGTGAACCTTAAAATAGAATCAAACATACCAAATGACTTATTAACCAAAATAATTGACACACCAGAACTTAAAAACACGATTATGGCGACAGTTAATGAAAGATTAAGTAAAGGTTACTCCGAAAAATTAATCAACGCAATAACTACCGGTTAAAAAATACGAAATTGTCTATTTATTAATAAAAGAAATAAATGGAAAGTCCTTTATCATTTGACTCAACAGAAAATTTTAGAAAGAAACTACTTGTTAGAAATTTAAAACCTTACAAGGTTGAAAATGGTTTCACATCAAATGATATTGTTGCGCCAAATCAATATCAAATTGTTGATTATTCAGTTATTGATAGTCCTAGTGTTGAAGTAATCGGAGAAATTCAAGAGAGTTCACTATATCCACTTAACAAATACGGACCACAAGATAAAACATCATATGGTGATATCGTAAACATAAATTTAAATTTAAACACTCAAACAAACTTTGGTGAATATGATTATTCTGATTCATTTGAATCCAAACTTGAACTAAATGGAAACACACAAGAAAGTTTATTATACATCAAAAATTTGTATGGACCTACCCAGTTTGGAACATCTTATGGTAATACTGTAAATATAAATAAATTATATCAAGTTAATACTAACCTTGGGCTTTACGGTTATCCAAATTCTATCAATTCAAAATTAGAACAAATAGGAAACCAAAAAGAAATTGATTTAATTGTTAAAAATGTATACAAACCACAAACTAATGATTTTGGATCAACCAAGTGGTCAATTAATGATGATCTTAATATTGTGACAAATGGTAATGGTGAATATACAATTACTGATACTATTGGTTCTAGATTGGAACAACTTGGAAATCAGTATGAAATATTAAACAAAATTAAAAATGTTTATAAAAACCCAGGTGATGATTTCGGTTCAACCGTTTATTGGATTAATAATGATTTAGTTATTAATACGATAGGTGAGGGACTTTATTCAATTACGGATACACAAAACAATTTATTGGAACAATTCGGAACCCAACAAGAGATAAGTTTAAGAATTAAAAACAAATATACACCAGACAACAACAATGATTATGGCCCAACAAGGTGGAATATCAATAACGACAGGGTTATGGGTTCAAACGAAGGTGAGTACAATTTTAGTGACACAATTGGAAGTCAATTAGAAAAAGATGGTTTGATTGAACAACACGATGCGTATGTTATTAATAAGTACGTACCAGGTGATGGTACATATAAAGTTTTAACAATTGATGATGTTCAAATCCAAACGACTAGTCAAAGGTATTATAATTCAGCAAAATCATTTGTTTTTGTACCATCAGAATATAGTCCATTAAGTATATTATCAAGTAACGACCCATCGGGATCAAATGGTTCGTTATCTCAGGATTCAGCTCTAGCTAATATTGGTGCAAAACAACTTCAAAAGGAATTTAAATTTAGAGTAGCTTCTGAGTTACTATCCGAAACGATAGGTAGAGTAAACACACTTGAATCAAGTATTGATCCGGATAGTGGTGAAATATCTGTTAAACCAAAAACCGACCCATTCAATGCCGTTGGAATAATAAGTGGTAATGTTCCACTTTTAGCTAGAAATTATAAAGTTACATCTCCGGACACCGTAATTGGTAAAGCTATTGGTTTTGTCGGTAAACTAGCCGGACTTTATTCTCCATATTCAATTATACCGGATGAATATTTTGATTATCCAGAAAAAAGATTATTGAATCAATTGATTGAAAATCCAGTAGCCGCCGTAACAAATACGGTTATGGGTGCGATTAGAAGTATAACATCAAAAAATATCAGACGCGGTTCTGATTTGTTTTTAGCTTTTACTTCACCAGCAACAAGAGACTTATTGTGGGGTCAGTTATTTTATAATGAGTTTAGACCAGATTATAGATTAAAATCATTAACAAACCCAAATTTATTTTCACCTAAACCTAATTTTTATGTCGGTACCAGAAAAAATTCAATTACTGATATGATTTCTCCGGTTACTGATTTACCGGAATATAAAAATGGTAAAACATTAGATTCGGCCGTTTATGGTTATTCTGACGTATCAAAAGAATATGAGGGTGACGTTATCTCCAAAATATTTTTTGGATTAAATACAAGGAATTTTTATGATGGTAATGTAGCAATTACAAGTAATTTTAGTTGGTCAACACAAAAAAGTTTCTTTATTCCAGGAAGAAAAGCTGGAAGTCAAGGTAGACAAGAATTTGATTCTTCATCTGTTTTTTCATCTGAAATTAAAAAACAATTTACGGATTCCGAATCAACAAATTATGATTTTAAAGAAGGTTCTTTACTTGATATAACCCAAAAAATTGTTGATGCCGGATCAAGAGACGGTGTTAGAAAATTGGAACATGTTGGAAACGCAATTAATCAAGTTGCAAAAGTGTTTAATGATGGTTATATGGAAATCACAAAAGGTTCACGAGTTATTAAATATGTAACAAAAAATTCAATTGATACTAGCGGTAAAGAATTTGAAGGGCTTGAATACTGTAGATTATTCACAAAGGACACACCATTCTACACGTATGGTCAGTTACAAAAAACCGATGGCAACATTAGGAAGTTTGGTTATTCTGTTTTGGATAACACTTACAATTTGAACATTGCACCGATGAATGATAAAAACGGTCAATCAACAAATATTGTTGATGGTCGTGTTAAAAAATATATGTTCTCACTTGAGAATTTGGCATGGAGAACATCAAACAAACCTGGTTTTACTGTTGATGATTTACCGGCATGTGAGAAGGGACCAAATGGGGGAAGGATAATGTGGTTTCCACCTTATGACTTAACGTTCTCCGATGAGTCCAAACCGGATTTTGAAACTGTAAATTTTATCGGTAGACCAGAACCAATTTACACTTATAAAAATACATCACGTTCTGGTAGTATAAGTTGGACAATATTGGTGGATCATCCATCCATATCAAATTTATTAATTGATCAAGAGTTAAAAAGTGTAACACCAGAATCCGAAGTTACCAAAATTATGGATTCATTTTTTGCCGGTTGTTTAAAATATGATTTATATGACTTGTCCAAAAAGTTTGTTCAATTTTCACCTAATGACATTCAAGATGCTATTAATTTTGTTAAAACAAAAGAGGACGTACAAAAAGTTTTAAAACAAACACCGCCGAGTCAAACAACAAGTGAGGATACTACACAAAGTACAATAGATGAGTTAAATGATAAAAATAAAGAATATTTTATGTTCTTTGAAAACGACTTACCTAAAAAAGATACGGACAATGATTTTACTTATTGGTTTAATGAATATAAAAACAACAAAACAAATTACCAGTCAAATGGTAAAGATAAAATTTTTGCTTATACAAAAACTAATTTAAACCCTGGATTAAAACCTATAACCCCACAAACCTTACCAAACACTGAACCTGATTTTTCTTTAAAGGAATATATAGACACAAGAGATGGTTCATTGACTGATTTTTTTGAAAATAGTGTTGAAAAATCACTAACAGTACTTGATGATTTTATAAGTAAAATTGGAAAAGTATTAGATTCCGGTGGAAAGGTAACATTTAGTTTACTAGGTTCCGCAAGCTCAACTAACAATCCCACATCAAATTCGTCACTTTCTAAAAGAAGAATTGAGTCGGTTAAAAATCCCACATCAAATTCGTCACTTTCTAAAAGAAGAATTGAGTCGGTTAAAAAATACATTTTAGCCAAAACATTTAATGGTAAAAAACTAGAAGATTATTATAAAAAAACCTTAACAATTAAAGAAGAACCAAAAGGTGACACGTCAACAAACCTAAAAGACGAAAAATTAAAAGAAATTGATTGTTCTTTAAAATTTGAAAGACCAGACGAAGAAGGTACTTATTCAATTCAGGCGATGGCTTGTAGAAGGGTAAAAATTTCGGACGTACAAGTCAGTCAAGTGGAAAAACCTAAAGAAGAACAACCAGAAAAACCTGAAGGTGAAATACCAAACATATTGGCTGCAGATGTGGATAACACAGAAACTAACACACCACAATCAAACAATTTTAGTGAAACAACAATTAAGGACACACCACTTTATGCTGGAATGACCAAAAAATTAATAAGAAATCTTTTAAGTGAATGTAACTATTTCCAAATGTTACAAGAAAATAGTCCGGTAATATATGACGGAATTAAAAAAAGATTCAAACATTTTCAACCTGCATTCCACTCAATAACCCCAGAAGGTTTAAACGCTAGACTTACATTCTTACAACAATGCGTTAGACCGGGTGACACACCCACTGTTAAACAAACCGGATCAGGTAGCTTGACTTTAGATTATCAAGATGCTTTCAACAGCGTGTTTGGGTCCCCACCAGTATTAGTGTTAAGGATTGGTGATTTTTACCATACTAAAATTGTTCCAGATAGCTTGTCAATTAAATTTGATAAAGACGGACTTTATGACTTAAATCCAGAAGGTATTGGTGTCCAACCAATGATTGCCAGCATTACACTTTCATTTAAATTTATAGGTGGTAGTGGTTTAGCCGGACCTATCTCAAAACTACAAAACGCTTTATCATTTAATTATTACGCAAACACTGAAATGTATGACGAACGAGCAGATGTTACTGAACCATTAAATGAAAAATATGATAGTGAGTTTTTTGAGGCAGCAAAATTAAATACACCAACAAACCCACAAATAAAACCAACAAATGAAATTGGTAATACGATTGGGGATATAAAAACATCACAAGAATTATCAGACGGTACTCAAACAGGTACTATTTCTTATGAATCCAAAATGAAAGATTTTATTCAATTAACAAAAACATACACTTCAAAAGTGTATGACACTCTAAAACAAACGAATGAAAAACACTTACTTGGTGGGTTGTATGTAATTAATACGGATAGAAAGTACCAAAATGGTAAATATTATACTAACGATGTTAAAATTTATGGTAAAAGTAACAATTATCAAGATAAAATAGATTTGTTATTTTCTAAAATTAAAGACGATATTGACTCAGGTCAAATACCAGTATTGGGTGGGTTAAACTCACAAAATTTTACAAATCAACAAAAAACAAAAGTTAAAAAACAACTTAAAAAAATGGTTGATGAAAAAAAGACATTATACCTTTCAGATATTGATAACAACAATAATTCAATAACCCAAGAAGAACTAAATTTAGTTAGTATAACCGACAAACTAAATTTTGTAACAAATGCAACCGATGGTTTTATAAATAAAAAAGGTAATCCAATTATATATAACACATCCGGAACGACGCAGGTTGACGTATCCGACACATCATACCCAAATACACTAATAGAACTTCAAGGTGATTATTTAAAAATCGCCGATGATATGAATCAATTTATAACAAAACTTGAAGAGTACCAGATTATTACAACTTCTGAATCTACTACATGGAAAAATAATTTTTCTTTTGACTTGTTGATTGGTAATAGTGTTTACGAAAAAAGATTCAATATGGTTTTTGGTGTTGACGTTATTACAGATATCAGTAAATTTATTGATACAATAGTGTCAACACTTAATACGGAAGATAAACAACCATGGAAAAGTTTTATAGCGTCAAACTTGGGATACGACTTAAATACAAACACACAAACGTCAGACCAACAAATATATGCACAATTTAAAAAACAAAAAGATGAAGTTGATAAAAGATTCAAAAAGTTTTTTGATGAATATTATAATAATAAATTTACAAACTACAACCCTTATAACAAAGATAAAAAAAGAATTTTAGATTTTGCAACACAAGTACCAATTACCCCTACAAGTGAACAAAATCTTAAAAATTTAAACTCATCCGTAAATAGTACCGACGATAAATTTAATCTTAAAAAAACATTTAAGTAATGCAATACTACGATAGATATCAAAACTTTTTAATAAATGGTCAACAAACGGTCGTTCCATACGTAAGTATTGGTAGTAGGACTACAGATCAGAGATACGTATACATTAAAAACAAATCACGATTGGATAAAATAAGTTTTGAGAAATATAACACACCTTACTTCGGTTGGTTGATACAAATCGCTAACCCAATTTATGGTGGATTGGAATCTGAAATACCTGATGGATCCATTTTAATTATACCATTCCCTTTAATAACGGCATTGAAAGACTACAAAAGTGCACTAGATAATCATATTTTTTATTATGGCCGTTAATGATCCAACAAAATTTAGACAGATATATAATTTAGAGAACCGTTTGTATGTTGAAGCGGACTATGAAAATATTATATTAATTGACCCAAATAAAGTAGTAAATGGTGGTGGTACTATTGAAGATAGGTTTGTCCAGCAAGAAAATCTTGTTATGTATGCAAACCTTGAAACCAAAATAATCCCAAGAACTAAATTGGCCGTAGGTGATAGTTTTGATACACCGGTTAATAATACTTCAATTGCCTCCCTATCATCAAACGATGAGGATTTGAATATTAATTTTTTAAAACCAAAAGGAAAAAATTATTTTGATACCAGTTGGTCCGATGACTTTACAGGGAGAGGTTCAAGACAAGGACAAGGAACCAATCAAAATCAACAATATTCAGTAGTTGAAAATGGTATTAGTAAAACGAAAACTAAAGTTTTAAATTATGAAGATACCCAAAACCTAGGGATTAAAAATATTACAGTAAAAATTTCATCAATTGGTGTACCAACAGTTGATATGTTATTGACTGACGTTAGAGGTCGTGCTTTGTTTGAACAAGGTGACAACTCAATTTACTCAGTTTTTTTTAACTTACCGTACCCAACGTTTTATTTAACACTAAAAGGTTATTACGGTAAAGCTATTAGATATCAATTAACACTTCTTTCATTTAACGCTAAGTTTGACCCAGGAACCGGTAATTTTGATATTACATTAAAATTAATGGGTAGAAATAGTGCGATACTTGCTGATAGTATTTTATCATTCGCTAAACATTCCCCAAAAATGTTTACAACTCAAGTCCAAAAACAAGGTAATACATCATCTTCAACACAGACTGGTAATAATAAAACACAACTATCAATTGAAAATGATACTGTTGGACTTCAAAAATTAAGAGAAGTTTATTCGGTATATAAAGAAAAAAAATTAATAGATAAAACCTTTCCTGAAATTACAATGGAGGAGTTTATTTATAGGGTAAATAAGTACGAACAGTCCATTCAAGATAAAATCAAACAGGGTGATTTTAACGTAATAAATGATATTAATACCTATCAAACAACTTTGAATGACTTGAGACAATCAATTTATGTAAATTCAATAAATGATTTTTTGGACACGGGAAGAAGGTTAGTGTATGACGGTGTAATTTATTACCCATATTCAAATGATTTGGAAGATACAAAAAAAGAAGAAGCTAGAAATAGGACTAAAAGTAAATTTGATGAATTAGTACAAAAATTAAAACAAAACCCAAGTTTTGGTGAAAGTGGTACGTACATATTACCAAGTTCCACAAAAAATGAAAATTCTAAAAACAAACAAAACACACAGTCTGGTAAAATTGACGTAAAAGTTAAATTTGATGATTTGTTAAAAGAAATTGACTATAACGTAATTTCAAATGATGATTTTAAAACAACATACGAAATAAATTTTGGTAGAACCCCAAGTGATGAGGAACTTCAAAAATTTATTTTGGAATTTAAGAGTTTTAATGTTACGACACAAACAATCATTAATTCAAAAAAAGAAATAGAACAAACACTACCAGTATATTACACTTTTGGTGAAATACCAAATGTTGTTAACAGTTTTAAAACCGATTCGTTTTTAGACTTAGTTCAAAAAATGAACTCAGACTTAACTACAAAAAGAAACAGTATAGAACAAGCACTAACTACCGCGTTGTCCGAAATGATAGTTGACAGTGACGGTGGTTTAGGGTTTCAACCAACAATTAGAAATGTATTTGCCGTTTTATTTGCCGGACTTGATGGTTTTTATAGGATGATGGAAGATGTACATACAAATGCTTGGAACCAAAGAAAAAACCCAACAAGATTAAATTCAATATTACCGCCACAAAAACAAAACGTAGGTGTTGACTCATTGGGCGTGGTTAACGGGAGTTTCCAGTTAAACAACGAAAATACGGTTTATCCATGGCCACAATATTTTGAGAAAGAAAGACAACAAGATGGTACTGAATTATACACAATTAAATATCCGGGTGATGCCAATTCATTAAGTGTAACACAAGGTTACAATAATACAATATGGCCAGAAATAGCCTTTACTGAGGAATTCATTAACGCTTCACTTCAAAAAAGCCCACTTACTGTACCACAAAGTACAAACAACCCACAAAGTAATACTGAGTTGATGTCAGTAAACCCAATTGAATTTCCATTCAACGACACACCATTTTTGAATAAAACTGAAGTAAACTTTTTGTATGAAATTTTTGAAAGAACATATTTGGCTACACACTACTCAAACATTGAAAGAGGAAAATATAAAGAAAGTCAAATTGATAAAATCTTAGCGGACATTGATGCTGAAAACATTAAAAATAGTTTAACTAATTCACCAAGTTATACTTTGACAAATATATTAAAAAATTTCAAACCAACATACAATCAGTATTTGGAATATTTGAAAAAAATATCAACAGAAGGTACTGGTGAGTTTTGGACAAATTACATTAACTCAGAATATAATACTGGTTATATTAAAAATTATTTTAACGATTATAACAAAATATATAGTATTGACACCCTAAACGGCACATCACTCTCAGTTAGTGGTAACATCCCATTGATTGATAAATTTAAAACTTATTTAAATAGTACTAGTACAGAACAACAATATGTGCTAGATCCTTACCCATTTAATAATCTTAACTGGTTAAAAAATAATTTAGAAAAGGGTGATAGTTTTTTAAGTACACAAGATTTTTACAAAACACAAACATTTTCATATTTAAATGATAAAAAAACAATAGCCAGACTTAATCAAACCGAAACATTAAATAATATTAATTTATTTGTGAATAAATTTGGTTTCACAAATTACAATCAATCTTATATCGCAGATCAGACAACTAATTTACCTGTTACTTCTCGTTTTTCATTAAAAAGTTTTTTTACAACGAGAACACAAAAAAATCAGTATTTTACAGAATCATTTGTAAATTATGGTCCTTCTTATTCTGGGAATGTAACAAGTATTCAAACAACGTCGTTATTAAATACACCATATTTTATTAATGCACTACAAAAAGGTGTTGAACTAGAAAAAACAAATAATCAAAACCCTTACGTTAGTTTAGGTTATTTATATCTTAATTCATTACCACTTATCACAACAAAAGAAAAGATTAAAAAAACCGAAAATGGTTTGGAACCCACCGATTTGGATTATTTAGCAGTAACCTTCAATAAATTCTCATCTATCCATCAATTACCATATGTTTGGGTTTTAAAATATGGTTCAATTTGGCACAGATATAAAAAATATATTGATGAAGGGATTGACATTTTAGATGATATCTGGAAAGACTTTGACTATACAACAAACTACGATCCAATTACAAATAACATAACTACCAGTTATTCAGGAAATTGGGTGGGTAACATCATATTACAATCATCAACTTTAGTACCAAACACGACAAATACAAATGATATCATAACGATGGGATTTTACCCAAAAGTAATAAATGATGTTTTTAGGTATTTTTACAAAACAGACCTTGACATATTACAAACCCCATCCGTAACGAATTTTCAGAATGAAAGTGTAGAAAATGGTTTAGTTGTCTCAAACAGCTACACAAGAACTTTTTTACCTGGGTTTGATTTAACAGACCCAATAAGACAACTTACAATTAAAAATTATTATCAATTTTTTAAAACACCAAATGGTGATACTGACAATTATCTTTTGGTACCTAGTATGGGTGGTTTAAATATTAACCAAGCGGAATACGAGTGTTTTAATGATTTGGATAAAATCACAAAAGAAGTATTTAATAATAATGCACTATATAATGGGTCGGTAAGGTCATTGTGGGGTGTTTCAAACTTTGGTTATTTTGATAATAGTTTGATAAA